AGTTTAGATAAAATTAAAAAGCCTAAAGGTAAAAAAGAACAAAAACTAGAAAAAGACCAACAAACTAGACAAAATTTAGAGAACGAACAGCCAAAAACTAAAAAAGATGCTGAAGAAATTAGACAGTATTTTGACGAAGGTTTCGAACAAGATTTTAAAAACTTAGATGAAAAAATAGAAGCGTGGCGTAAAGGTGCTATTAATCCAAAAACTAATGAGGCTTACAAACTTGGTGAGGTTTTAAATGAAACTTTTGCTTCAGGACAATGGGCTAGAAATTCGACTGATGGGTCTATTGTAGTTTTAAATAAAGTATTTGAAAAATTAAGTAGAACTTTTAAAGACTCAAATAAAGCCCTTACAAATGAAGAGGCTTTAGCTTTAGCAGAAAAACTAGGTAGAGACCCTGATGAGGTTTTAATTAGTTTATCTCGTATGGCTGAAGAAATGAAAAACGCAGAAGTAAAAGTTCTTGCAGGACAAATGACTGAATTGTCTTTAGCTGAAAGTTTACCTGCTATGGCAAGAAGAGTTAAAATGGGTACTGCTAGTGTAGATGATTTTGATAAAGTTTATTTCTTATTACAGACCTTATCAGACTCAGTTGATACGGTTGTTTCTAAAGGCTCAAGAATATTAAATGTAAGAAAAATTGCATTAGAAGGTAATGATGCTTTAAACCCTGACCAAATATTAAAATGGGTACAAGCAAATAAAGATTATACTTGGAGACCTACGAAAGAAGCTAAGACTGTTCTTATAGATAAAGTATCTAAAATTGGTACTGAAGAGCCTAGTAAATTAATGAAATTTTTAAAAGCAGTTGGTAGACTTACAGGAATATCAAAAGGTAGTGCATTTATTAATGGTCTAAATGAGGCTTTTGTAAACGCTATTCTATCTAACCCTAAAACTCATGCAATCAACATGACTTCAAACTTTATACAAGCCTTGGCAACGCCAACAGAAATGATAGTAGGAGGTTTACTAAAAGCAGATGGTGTTTCTGTTAGAGAAGGTGTTGATACTTACGCAGGTTTATTTAAGTATTACAAAGATTCTTTTGCTTATATGAGAATGTCTCTTAAAGAAGGTAAAAACTATATTGATGATGTTACTAAAGTTGATATGGATTACAAAGAAGCGATTCCTGACACCATACTTGGTAAAGATGTTAAACTTGGTACAAGTATCAGATTACCTTCAAGATTTTTAGGTGCTGAAGATGAGTTCTTTAAACAAATAAACTATCGAGCAAAATTATACGCTTACGCAGTACAACAAGCACGAATTAAATTGAAAAACGGAACATTAAAAAGTTCAGAAGCTATGGCTGAAGAAGTTGAAAGAATATTTAAAGAAGGTTTTGATGAAAATGGTAGAGGTATTAATGCTTATGCGCTTGATTATGCGCAAACTAATACTTTTACTAAATCATTAGATGAAAAAATAAAATATTATGATTCAGATGTAAACAAAATGGTAACTGAAAATAGAAGTACCGCAGGAGCTTCGGTTCAAAGTTTTGTAAACAAACATCCTATTATGAGGCAGTTTGTACCTTTTATACGAACTCCTGTAAATATTATGCGAGAAGTGTGGAAACGAACTCCATTAATAAATTTAGCTCAACGAGAATTTAGAGAAAAATTATTTAGAGGCAATCCTTCTGAACGAGCTAATGCTATGGGGCAAATGGCTATTGGAAGTACCCTTTATGTATCAGCAAGTTTCTTAGCTATAAATGGTAAAATAACTGGTGGAGGTAGTAAAGACCGTCAAGTTAGACAACAACATTTAGACGCAGGATGGAAACCTTATTCATTTAAAGTAGGTGGAAAATATATACCTTTTGAAAGACTAGACCCTTGGGGAATGTTTTTTGGAATGGTAGCAGACTTTAATGAAATTAGATTAGATTTAAGTGACGAAGAAGCTGACAATGTTGCTTTTATGATGATGCTTACTACTATGGAACAGGCAGGACTATTAGACCAAAAAGTTACTAGCGAAATGGCTGATAAATATGCCCCACAACCTGAAAATGAATTATATACTATTACTACACAAGGTATGGGAGCAGTCGTTAAAAACTTAACTTCAAAAACTTACTTAAAAGGATTAACTGATATACTTGAAGCCTTAAATGGTGAAAATCCTAATGCAATACAGGCTGTATTAAAATCTAAAGCTAGTGGTTTTGTTCCAAACATTTTAAAGAATTTAGTTAGAGACCCTTATTATAGAGAAACAAGAACTATTCTTGATGGGTTTTTAGCAGGTATTCCATATTTTAAAGATGGGCTTGAGCCTAAATATGATGCTTCAGGTAGAAAACGAGAGAGAACTGGAAGCTATCTTGCAGGATTATTAAACCCTGTAGCTTTTGGTGAAGATGGTAATGATATAGTACGCAATGAGTTTGCTCGTTTAGATTCACCTTTTTCTACTTTAAAAACGACTCTTGGTAAAAATGGAAATATTAATTTATTAGATTATAAAAATACTGAAGATTATGTAATGAACAACGGTCATGTTATAGAGGCAGGAAGTACATCACATTATGCTATAAATCAAGTATTAGAAAATGGTCGTTTTCAAGATGATGATGGTACATTTAGAACTTTAAATGAAGCCTTAGAAAATTTAATAACTTCAGACGAATACCAATCTATGAGTGATGGATTAGAAATGTCTGACGATGTTTCTTTTGCAGGTAACAAAGAAACAGTAATTAGGGATACCTATTTAAAATATAGAGAATTTGCTACAAAAGAAATATTATATTCAAGACAATTTACTAATGAAGAAGGTGGAGAGCTTCGTACAGCTAAACGCCTAAATGAACAAATGGATTCTTATAATAAAACTGAGTCTATGACCGCAGAAGAATATCTAGGTCTATAATTTAACTTAACAAACAAGAAAAGGAGAGATAGCTTACTATGGCTTTATCTTATGTAAAATATACTGCTAATGGTAGTACAAACCAATTTGCAGTTACCTTCAGCTACATTTCAGCATCAGATGTTCACGTCTACATAAACGGAGTTGAAGACCAAAGCTATACTTTCGTAAACAGTGCTTTAGTGCAAACTTCAAGCACACCTGCTAACGGAGCTATCGTTGAAGTAAGACGACAGACTTCTAATACTGCACGACTTGTAGATTTCCAAGATGGCTCAGTTTTAACTGAAGCTGACTTAGACGCTTCTGCTAACCAAAACTTTTTTACCGTACAAGAAAACTTTGACCGAACTCAAGATACAATTCAGCTAACTGCAACAGATGTTTGGGATGGACAATCTAAAAGAATTACAAGTGTTGCTAACCCAACTTCAGACCAAGATGTAGCAACTAAACATTATTTAGAAAACACTTGGCTCACTACTGCAAACAAAACAGCTTTAACTACAGTAAACGCTAATATAGCTAATATTAACGCTGTAAACTCAAACGCTACTAATGTTAATTCTGCGGTAGCAAATGCTTCTAACATTAATACAGTTGCAGGGTCTATTAGTAATGTAAATACCGTAGGTGGTATTGCTTCTAATGTAACTACGGTAGCAGGTATAACAAGCAATATAGCTTCAGCAGTAAGCAACGCTTCTAATATTACTACTGTTGCCAATAATATTGGTTCAGTAAATACAGTTGCTACTGATATAGCAAAAGTAATCGCAGTAGCTAATGATTTAGCTGAAGCGGTATCTGAAGTAGAAACTGTTGCCGATGATTTAAACGAAGCAACTTCTGAAATAGATACAGTTGCAACCAACATCGCTAATGTAAATACTGTTGGTGGTATTTCTAGTAATGTTACAACAGTCGCAGGGATAAGCTCTAATGTAACAACAGTTGCAGGAATTTCTAGTGCGGTAAGTGGTGTAAGTAATATAGCTAGTGTGGTATCGGCTGTAAACTCAAACGCTTCAAATATTAATTCAGTAAATAGTAATGCTAGTAATATCAATACAGTTGCAGGAGCAGTTTCCAATGTAAATAATGTGGGTGGTGATATTGCAAATGTTAATACAGTAGCAGGTATCGCAAGTAATGTAACTGCTGTTGCAGGTAAAGCATCGGAAATAGCATTATTAGGAACTAGTGATGCAGTAAATGATTTAAGTACACTTGGAACTTCCGATGTCGTAAACGATATGAATGTTCTTGGTACTTCAGCTAATGTAACTGCAATGAACACATTAGGTACTAACACTAATGTATCTAACATGAGTACACTTGCAGGAATAAGTGGAAATATTACAACCGTTGCAGGAATAAGCTCTAATGTTTCTACGGTAGCAGGAATTTCAAGCGCAGTATCTACTGTAGTTGGCATGAGTACAGCTATTACGACTGCAAACTCTAATAGCTCAAATATAAATACAGTTGCAGGGGCAATCTCAAATGTAAATACTGTAGGTGGCGCAATCGCCAATGTTAATACAGTTGCTAGTAATATAAGTGGTGTAAATAGTTTTGGTGAAAGATACAGAATTGAAAGTTCAGCCCCAACATCATCATTAGATGTTGGTGATTTATACTTTGATACAAGTGCTAATGAATTAAAAGTTTATAAATCTAGTGGATGGGCTTCCGCAGGAAGTACAGTTAATGGAACTTCACAAAGATACCATTATGATATTTCAGGAACGCCAACAACAGTTACAGGTGCAGATGCTAGTGGAGCAACTTTAGCTTATGACTCACCTTATGTAGATGTTTATTTAAACGGAATAAGAATGTCTACTGCGGATATTACAGCGTCTTCAGGAACTTCTATTGTGTTTGCTTCAGCTTTATCAAATGGTGATGAAGTTGATATTGTGGCTTATGGTACATTTAATGTTGCTACGGTAAGTGCTTCAAATTTATCTAGTGGCACAGTACCAGTAGCACGAGTTGTTGGTTCTTACACTGGCGTAACAGGCACTGGTGCATTGGACGTTGGTACAATTACATCAGGCTTTGGTAATATTGATACAGGTGCATCTACCATTACTACAACTGGTGAAATTACAGCAGGTAGTTTAGATATTTCAGGCAACATAGACGTAGACGGTACAACTAACTTAGATGTCGTAGACATTGATGGTGCAGTTAATATGGCAACTACAGCTTTAGTAACTGGTGTATTAACTACAACTGCAACTGCAATATTTAATGGTGGCTTTACATCTAATGATGGCGTTACAATTTCAACTGCTGATGTTAATCCACAATTAACAATAATATCAACTGAAACTGGTGGAGACCAAGCACCTTTAATTGACCTTTATAGAAATTCTAGTTCTCCTGTATCTGGAGATGCTTTAGGTCAAATAAATTATTATGCTGAAAACTCTGCGGGAGAAAAAATTAATTATGGAAGAATAAGGTCGTCAATAGCAGATGTTACAGATGCTGATGAAGCAATGAATTTTGACATTCAATTAATGTCAGGTGGCAGTATGTATGGCAGAATGAATATGCTTGAAACTGAAACTGTATTTAACGAAAACTCAGCTAACATAGACTTCCGAGTAGAATCTAATGGTAATACTAATATGCTATTCGTTAATGGTGGTACTGATAAAGTTGGTATTGGTACAAATGCTCCATCCGATGCACTGCATATAAAAGCAGGTAATGGAATAATTAGACTTCATGAAGCTACACAAGCAGATACAAAGTATGCTGAACTTGAATCTTCTAATGGTAGACTTTTTCTTCATTCAGATAGAGGCAACGCAGAAGGAAGTAGTGATATGCGTTTTCACGTTGATAATAGTGAAAAAATGAGGATTAATAGCTCTGGGCAAATTGGTATTGGTGTATCTAATCAATCAACAAGACTACAAGTACATTGTTCTTCAAGTGATGCTTTTGGTTCAGCTTACTTTGAATGTAATTCAGCCCACGCCCCAATGCTTCAGTTAAATAATATTAGAAATGATACTGGTTCTGAATTATCTTTATTGTTTCAAAGAGTAGGTAATAATCAAGGTGCAATAGGTACATCTAATGATGGTATAAGTTTTTGGTCAGGAAATACCATTGGTGAAAGAATGTGTATTAAGAACGGTGGAAGTTTTGGTTTTGGTAGAACTGCATCACAAGTGTCACAAAATGCTATGGCTCATTTCTACGGTGGTGAACATAGTTACTTTTCTTATAAGTTTGAAACAAAGCAAACATCAAACAATGCTTATAATATGTGGCTTTATAATAATTATGCAGGTAACTCATCTTCAGAAGAATTTTTACGAGGACAAGACCCTTCGGCAACAAGGTTCTTTATAGGAACTAATGGAGCTTTCTATGGTAACGGAACTTATGGAACAGTATCAGATGAAAGAATTAAAGAAGATATAACAGACGCAAACTCTCAATGGGATGACATTAAAGCATTAAAAGTTAGAAACTATAAAAAGAAAGCAAATGT